CAAGCTGATAGCTAGTCTTCCGAGACCGGGCGCGCCTGTCGTGAAGATACCGCGGGCAGCTGAGCAGTTGCTCAACTGTGCTGCACTCCTTTCTGGGCTGATTACCCAGAGATAACTTAACTAACCGAAAGGTGATAATCGTATGATTACCAACATGACTGATCTTGTTCTCGCGGATGGCCAAGCCACCCCGGTGAACACGACCTTTACCCCTGCTTCTCGCGTTGCCGAAAACACGGCCCGTTGGGTAGCTCGCACTGTGAACAGCGGTATCCCCATGGGGTACTATTCTGTACAATACAGTGTGAAAGAACCAAAGGACCGCCAACCGGCATCCCTCACGCGCAACTGGCTCAAGATTACCGAGCCTGAGCTTGACCTGACCGTACCTCACGTTCCAAAACTGCTGGAAACCGGTTTCGTCGAGATCACCGTCGCGTTCCCCCAAAGCTGGTCCGATGCACGCAAAAAGAATCTTCTTGCGCGCGCACGGAACATGTTGAATCTAGGGTCGGCAACGACTCTCGGCGACAACGTAGTTATTGGGCAGCTGCCTTACTAACTAGCTGAGGACGGACATGAGCAAACAACGTGACGTTGTTGTGAGGTGCGCGATGCACCTCTGCGCTTCATTGGACACTCCGCGTAGTTTAGCGGTATTCCTGATGCTGAAGTACCAGGAGGATCTCCAGTTGTTACAGCTGGAGACTAGCGCGCGAAGCTACCTTGAATCAGACTTACATCGTTTTCGAGATGACTACCTGGTCACCGAGTACTTGTCAAAGTACGCCGGATTACAGACAGGCCTCGATCTCGATGAAGTCGCTCTCCGTACCTTTAGGGAAGGAGAGGCGGCCTGCTCTGAGACGAACAAACGCCTTTGCTCGAATGACCCAAACTGGGTGCGCTTTGAGGCCGCTATAACAGCTGCCCAGCGTTTTATACATTCAGCGATTGGCCGGCGTCCGTCTTGGTTAAAACTACAGGACCGATTCAGATGGGGGAAGGGTGCGACAGCGACCCTGAAAGGGGCCGACGTTCGCATCGACAAAAAACTCCGTGAGGAGCGTATTTCAGTTACACAGGAGGCCCTCCCTTATTTAAGGGCGGCAATGGCGACTGACTATTCCTGGCTGAGAGCCAGGGGGTTGGAAGCCACCGGGCCACTCTCTCTCCTAGACAGTGAATTTAACATTGTCGACGGGAACAGAGTGGTACTGGTTGATAAAAACGCGAAGACAAAAAGGACGATCGCAGCCGAGCCGACAGGGAATATCTTCCTGCAGCTCGGAATTGGGTCGTACTTCCGTCAATGCCTCCTTCGCGTCGGTATTGATCTGACTTCACAAGAAGTGAATCAGGTCCTTGCGGAGTATGCTTGTGATCTAGATCTTGCGACCGTTGATCTCAAAAATGCTTCGAATACCATATGCCGGGAACTAGTTTGGTTGCTGTTCCCTGAGCCTTGGGCGCAGATGTTGGATAATCTGCGCTCGCCGTTTAGTCTAATGCCTGATGGGTCCACTACCCGGCTCGAGATGTTTTCGAGCATGGGGAATGGCTTTACCTTTGAAATGGAGACCCTTATTTTTTGGGGTCTTTGTCGAGGGCTGGCAGAAGTTAACGGTTATGGCGGTGCACTGGTTTCGGTATACGGTGATGACATCATTCTCCCCGCACGGCTCGTCAAC